TCCAGGGCGATTTTGCATTTGCAGAATTGTAGGGTAGACTGATCTTGTTGGGCAGGGAGCTCGACCTACACCGAAAGGAACCACCGAAATGGCAACCGCATTCACCACCGGACAGTTCGAAGCCGACATGGAGAATCTTTCCGCAACCACCGACCTGATGCGCTCCACCTTGTCGGGTAAGATTGCAGGCCTCCAGGAAACCGAGCGCAAGATCCGAGCCCGCCGGTCTGAGCTCCTGGCCAACATCAGCAACGAAGCACCGGGTGCAGCCGAAGAGTACAACCTGCTGGAGCAGCAGCTGGAAGTCACCGTAGTGGCTATCAGCCACCTGAAGGCCGCAAGGGAAAACCTCGCTAGGGTCTCCGACATCTAGCCACCAACCTCGCTGGGGCCGGGCGCAGGCCGGGCCCCCAGCGGTCTCATCGAAAGGAACCATCATGTCCGAATTCACCCCTGAAACCCTGGAAGCTCTCCGCGCGGCGGTCGGGACCAAAGTCAAGTTCGAGCCCGGCACCGTCGTCAAGTTCGACTCCACTTCCCGCTTCAATGGCACCGAGCGGGACTACAACTACGCCGCGATCTTCGCTGCCGACCACCGTTGGTACTTGACCGGCGTGAACAAGCACTACGGCGACCGGTTGACCACCAACGAGTTCCTGGACGTCCTCAGCAACGACGACGTCCACTCGGTGGCCCTGGCTGGAAGCTGGGTGGAGCTGTGATGCGCATCAAGACCCGAAAGTCGCTATGGATTGTGATCGCCCTGCTCGCGGTGATCCTCCTGCAGGCGTTGTCGATCATCACCCTCGGCAAGGACGTCCAGGAGGCCAACGACCAGCTGTCGAAGAAGTCGCTGGAGAACTGGTCACAGGTCACCACCAGTGACGCTGACCTCGCGGCGTGCCAAGACGCCGTCCAGGTAGCTCTGGACGCGCTCCGTAATCCCAACGTAGGGCCCAGCAACTACACCGTGGAGTCAGTTGCTCAGGACTGCCTGAGGCGCTAGTCATGGACTTAGTAGCCTGCCAGATGGCCGCCAAAGCCCTCTACGATCAAAACAAGACCCCGGGCTCTCCCGAGTGGGACGAGCTCCCTGCCAACAACCAGGCCAGCCAGATCACTGCCGTGATGCGAGTAGCCCAAGCCTACACCGTCGCCAGGATAGAGAAGAGGATTGAACGTGCAAAACTTAGTAGAATCGCTCGAGGAACTCAAGTCCATTCCCGCCGGGACCATGGTCACTGACCGGGAAGGCGACCGGGCTGAGGTACAGGAAGACGGCAGCTTGATCTTCCAGTTCGACGAGCTGGGCGCAGACCCATGGATCCCACACCTGCTGTGCCGAGTGTACCTCCCGCTCAAGCTGGAGCTCCCGAGCCCCATCCCGGCGTTGGAGGTGGTCTAGGTGAAGATGCCCGTCACCCCTAAAGGGCTCAAGAAGTATGACGATTTGCCCCCGGTGGAAGCGGTGAAGAAAGCCTGGAGTACCCCGGGGAGCTTCCCGGGGGCCCACGAGCACGCCAAGCGTGTGGTGCAAGATTCAATGCCGCTTCTGTTCCGTGCGATAGAGCGCCTCGTGGCGGCGGAGATACGCCCCAGCTTCGCGGTCCCAGTAGGTCTGTGTGGTAACAAGGAGGACCACGACCCACACATCCATGAGTCGAGAAGCTTGGGGACCTACCTCTGCCACGCTGACCAGTCAAGACGATTACCCTACTGCCTAGAGGAGAAACAAAAGTGATCGAAGCGATCAACTGGAATTCGATTCCAGACCCCAAGGACCTAGAAATTTGGAACCGGCTGGTGAACAATTTCTGGCTACCTGAGAAGGTGCCATTGTCGAATGACCTGCCGTCCTGGGCTACGTTGACCGAAGAGGAGAAGACTCTCACGACCCGGGTGTTCACCGGGCTGGCTCTCCTGGACACCCTGCAGGGAACCGTGGGAGCGGTGTCTCTGATTCCCGACTCGCTCACCATGCACGAGGAGGCGGTGTACACTAACATTGCCTTCATGGAGTCGGTGCACGCCAAGTCCTACAGCTCGATCTTCTCGACCTTGTGCTCCACCCAGGAGATCAACGACGCCTTCCGCTGGTCACGGGAGAACGTGCAGCTCCAGGCCAAGGCTGAGATTGTCAAGCGGTACTATGACGGCAACGATCCGCTCAAGCGGAAGGTCGCCTCCACGCTGCTGGAGTCCTTCCTGTTCTACAGTGGCTTCTTCCTTCCACTGTGGTGGAGCTCCAAGGGTAAGCTGACCAACTCAGCGGACATCATCCGGTTGATCATCCGCGACGAGGCGGTGCACGGCTACTACATTGGCTATAAGTTCCAGCAGGGGGTGGCGGCGTACTACGGGGGCGAAGTTACCACCAAACGCCACGCGAAGGATCGTGAGGAGCTCAAAGAGTGGACCTACGACCTGCTGATGGAGCTGCACGAGAACGAAGTCAAGTACACCCACGACCTGTACGACGGTGTGGGCTTGTCGGAGGAGGTCACCCACTTCCTCAACTACAACGCCAACAAGGCGCTCATGAACTTGGGGTATGACCCCCTGTTCCCACCAGAGCTGTGCAAGGTGGCCCCGGCCATCATGGCGTCGCTGTCGCCGGGGTCGGACGAGAATCACGACTTCTTCTCCGGCTCGGGCAGCAGCTACGTTATCGGCAAGGCTCAGCAGACTGAAGACGAGGATTGGGATTTCTAATGGCACGCAAAGAACCTCAAGTACAGTCCGACATCGTGAACGTGGTGTTCCCCAACTCACCCAAGGCCTATGGGTACCGGTTCTCCGAATTCCAGCTGAATGAGCTGGGCCGGGGACCACTCAAGAAGGGAGACTACGTCGTAGTCAAGACTCGAGACGGTCTCCAGGTCGTCGAAGTGGCCTCGGTGGTAGCCAAGGACAAGGCGACCGAGCGAGAGCTGGAGATCGCCACCGCGTGGATCGTGGACAAGATCTCCCCGGTGCAGTGGGGGAAGATCCCGCCGGGCGAGTCGCCTCGACCGCCGTACACCAAGAAGGAGGAACCTGACCTGGACGCCTTGCTGGAAGAGCTGATCTAAGGGTCGCCCTGGGACTTAGGTTCCAGGGCGATTTTGCATCTCCACAGTTGTAGGGTAGACTGTATTTTGTTGGGCAGGGAGCTCGACCTACCGAAAGGAACCACCACCATGAACACCGTAACCACTGAGAAGCTGGCCAAGCTCAAAGAGAAGATCGCTCTGCTGCTGAACAAGGCGGAGAACACTCCTTACCCAGCGGAGGCGCAGACCTTCCAGGAGCACGCTGAGCGCATGATGGTCCGCTACGGTATCACCGCCGCCCAGCTGGACGTCGAAGCGGGTCGTGGTTCGCAGAAGACCGAGGAGATCATCGAGACCCGGTTCGTGTTCAAGGGGTCGTTCCGGAAGCAGGAATTCGCTGGCTTCAGCCAGATCTGCAACGTGTGGCCGGGGATCACCTTGCTGAAGTCAACTGAACGCAACACGGTCACCGCTTACGTCATCGGCCACAAGTCGGATGTCGAGTCGGTGCTGCGCATGCTGACCTCCCTGCTGATCCAGCTCCCTGTAGCTCGCACCACCTGGTGGAAGTCAGTCCGCGACGACTACAGCTGGATGAGCCCTTCGGAGTCCTACCTGGAACGCCGCACCTACACCCTGGGGTGGATGGGCGCAGTGGCTTCCCGCTTCAAGGAACTGTTCCGTGAGGAGTCGGCCGAAGCTGGCACCGGTACCGACCTGGTGCTCGCCAGCCGTCAGGACCAGGTGGAGGCCTGGCGCGACGAGAAGTACACCAACTTGCGCTACTCCCGCTCCCAGCTGAGCACCGGCTCCTACAACTCCCGCATGGCTGGCTCCCGAGATGGCCAGCGTGCAGACCTAGGCTTGGGCGGCAAGATCGACCAAGCTCGACAGAACGTACTCAACTAACCGAAAGGACCCCATGGCTACCAAATACCAGCACCGGATTGAACGGTGCGACTCCGACTGGAGCAACACCGGTCGTGCCCAGGACAAGCGCAAAGCGGCCAGTGCAGCGGCGCTGGCGCTTGGCGACAACGCTGGGCTCAGCAAGGCTGAGACCCGGGGGATCTTCCAGGAGATCATGAACGGCACGATGGTGGTAGAGCGAGGTGTGTACCGTGTCTCACTGCGTGAAGTCTGAGACGATGGCGACCGACGGAACCGGTCAATACTACATAGAGGAGACACAAGACAATGACCACTGAAGCTCGTGACTGGAGGCTGAAGGAGAACCGCCGGGAGGCCTTCCAGCGCTTCTACTCCTTTCACCTGAAGTACAAGACCCATCCGGGGCTGGTGTATATGTTCCTCCCGGCGATCGCTGAGCACTACGACATGGACGACGACCAGCGGGCGTGGCTGGTATGGCTGAACGGCAACACCCAGAACCCGGCGACGTCGATGCTCCTCCTGGACGCCGCGCCTCGACCCGAGGACTGGAGGAGGGCGGTGGAGTTCTGGAATGACAACTTCAAGCTGCTGGAGTGGGACACCGACCGGCGGCACCAGAAAGCCAAGTTCGGCGAGGCCACCCAGAAGTACATAGAGGACTTCGTAGGCTACCACCCAGCGGACCAGTGGCACGACGTCAACGAGAGCTGGGGAGAGACCTGGGCGTTCGCCAAGAGTCAACCATTCATGGGCCGCTTGTCGGCTTGGTCGATGACTGAGTACGCCAAGATCTTGCTGACCGATATCCCGGACGCGGACAACTTCCTGATGTACGACAAGTCGGGAAGCCAGTCCCACCGAAACGGTGCCGCTCTGGTCATGGGTGAGGACTCGGTCTACTGGGACAAGGACGTGCCGTTCATGCTCGACAAGGTGGATGCCATCAACGACTTCGCAGAGGAGCTCCTGTCGGAAGCCAAGGGCAGGAACCGGGGCAACGAAGATGTCACCCGGTTGACCATGGAGTCCGCCTTGTGCACCTACAAGTCGTGGCACAAGCCGAACCGCCGGTATCCCAACGTGTATTCAGACATGGCCTATAGCCGCATCAAGAAAGCCGAGGCGAACTTCGGCAACCGTTTCCAGCTGCTGTGGGACACCCGGGCTGAGCACCTGCCAGAGGAGCTCCTGCTGGAGGCTCAGCCGGACGACGTAGGACTCAAGCCACTGAAGCAGAACTGGTATCGGGAGACCGGGGAGATCCACTACCTGCACCTGATGTTCCCTGATATGCAGCCTTCTGGCTACGAAGCCAATCACACCAAAGAGGAGTACCTGTTTTGAAAACTACCCTGCCGCTGGACGCGGTCACCCCACTGCAGCTGCGTGACGGAATCTACTTCAAGCGCGACGATCTGCAGAAGTTCGAGAACGGCGTGAGTGGAAAGGTTCGCACCTCGATCTGGCTGGCGGAGAAGGCCAAGGAGCTGGGAGCCGACACGCTGGTGTATGGTGGCTCGGTCTTGGCTCCCGCGCTGGGTCGTGTAGCCTCGGCAGCAGCCTACGCTGGGCTCAAGAGCCAGATCCTCATCGGGTCTGACCCAGCCAAGGCCATCGAGCGCCACCCTACCGTGCGCGTGGCTGCAGATGCCGGTGCTGAGCTCATTCGCACGCCAGTCGCATATAACCCCTACTTGCAGAAGAAAGCCCGGGAGATCGCAGATCTGTCTCAGGGAAGCGCCTTCCAAGTTCCCTACGGCGTATCGACTGACCCAGTGTGGCCCGTCGAGTGGCTCCAGTCCTTCCTGGATTGCGACGTCGATCAGGCTTATGACATCGTGCAAACCGGCATCACTGACCTAGTCGTTCCGTTTGGGTCTGCCAACGCGGCGTCCGGGATATTCTGGTCGTTGGATACCTTCGGCTATGGAAAGCTGAAGAACATTCACCTCATGGGGATTGGCCCCGACAAGACCGAGTGGTTCTGGGCACGGCTTGCCGAGGCGGGGCTGAAGCGGGAAGAGGTGGAACGCCACGTTGAGATCAACCTGATCCCGCTGCACCCGTTCTTCGCTGAGTACGCTGACCGCATGCCCGAGACCTACAAGGGCATCGACTTCCACCCGATCTACGAGGGCAAAATGATCCGGTATCTGAACTTGGTTCAGCCTGAGTTCTGGACTCGCCAGGACGGCACCACGTGCTTCTGGATTGTGGGGAGTGACCTGAATGTCCAATCCTAAAGCGATCTACATCGTCGGTGGCGCGGGGTCGGGTAAGTCCACTCTCATGAAGTCAATCCTCAAGATCATGACTACCGTCCTGGACCCCCTCAAGACCCTCCACACGGAGACAAACAAAGTAGGGCACCGGATCAACTTGTATGGGCATGAATTCAACTCCGACATCTTTGGGCCCGGGGTTTATCTAGGTAAGATGCGGAGCGAATACCCCGGCACTGACGCTCTTGGGCAAGGTGCTCAAGTCGCGATGAAAGGATTCCTGGCACAAGGATCGGGGCCCAGTCTATTCATCCTTGGGGAGGGATATCGATTCACGACGCGGCCTGTCCTATCGGCGCTGGGGGAAACTCATGAACTGACCTTAGTGCATCTGGACGCACCAGTGGACTACCTCCTCGGTCGTGCGGAAGCTTCTGGTAAAGAAACATCTGAACGCCAGATACGTCAGTCAACTACCCAGAGTGGCAAGGTTGCTCGAGACCTAAGCATGGAGTCAGTCCACTTGGTGTCCGCCCAAGCCCATTCTTTTGACCCAGACCAGTTTGCACTGGACTTGATTATGGAGGTGTCCTGAATGTCCAAGCCTAAAGCGATCTACATCGTCGGTGGCGCGGGGTCGGGTAAGTCGACGCTGATGGGTTGGTTCCTGGAGCACATCCAGGCGGAACTGCAGCCACTAACTGACATGCACGTGAAGCGCAACAAAAGGTTCAGGGTCACCCTGAGGGGCCAAGCTTTCGACTCAGCCGTGGGTCCCGGGGTGTACCTCGGCCTGATGCGCGACAAGCACCCCGGTACTGATGGCCTCGACCGGGCCTCCACCCCAACAGCGGTGGAGTGGCTGGAGGTGGGTGACCTGTTGGGTGAGCTCCCGGCGATCGTGGCTGAGGGCGCCACCCTATCGACCAAGGCATTCTTCCAGAAGCTGGCGGAGACCCACGACCTGCTCGTGGTTCACCTAGTGGTCAGCGAAGAGGAGCGCCAACGTAGGTTCGACCAGCGGGGCACCACCCAGAAGGACCTGTTCGTCAAGTCCACCATCAGCCGGGGTCGGAACATGGCAGAATTTGCATCGGGGCTGGGAGCCGAAGTCCTGACCGGCGACACCTCCGAAGATGGTGTGGCCGCTGAGCTAGTCCACTACATGGAAGACTTCTTGAAGGGAGAAATGGATGAGTAACATCCTAGAAATTTTGGGTACGAAGTACGACCCAGACCAGGACTTGAAGGACAACTTGAAGGCGGCCAAGCTGGCCAGCTGGAACGTTCGCAATGTACCAGTGTTCGCAGTAATGTCTGACCGGGATATTCCCCTAGACCGCAGTGCGATCATCCGCACCAGCCCCCACGACCGCACGAAGCGAGACGTACTGGGTGAGACGAAGGGACGGTTCGAGCTCCTGACCAATGAGCTGATGGCGACTCAGCTGCAGGACCTGAAGGAAGCGTTGAACCGAAGCTCCTCTGCCGGACTGGAGTTCCACTCGCTGGGTGAGATGGACGAGGGCCGCAAGGTGTTCATGGCACTCTACAGCTCGGAGTGGGATATATACCTACTCGGCATGATGAGCTACGATCAGACCCTGCCCACTTCGATCCGCCTCGCGAAAGAGTTGCCTGGTGGGGGACTGATGAACTTGAGCCCCTGGTGCGGCCTGACCACTGAGATGACGTTCAACGAGCCGGTGGAGCGGATTCTGGCGCTGTCGAGCAACTTCTGGACCTCCGTCCAGGAGCTTGCGAACCACCACTCGACCCCGGCATACGACCGGCCAACCGCGCGCACCGAGATCGAAGTTGCCTTGGGCCTGCCTGAAGGAATCGTGAAGCCTAGCACTCTGTCCCGTTACCGGAACAAGTCGGAGCAGGTACTGCGCTATCTGCCCGAGAAGGAATCAGGGTTCACCCGGTGGGAGCTGCTCTCAGCGCTCTGCGCGTGGGCAGACTTCTCCGCCCCGGTTCGGGGCGCTAAACTTGGCGAACTGAAAACTCAGCGAGCCGAACAGGGGCTCATCCGCCCCTACCGTAAACAAGACGCCTTCAACCGTCTGTTCAACCAGTAAAGGAATCGCCACCATGAAATTCGACGTAGCTATGCTGAAGCAGCGCACCGACGAGACCATCCAGGCAGTGTTTGCCGACCGTTCCCGAGAGCACAACAGCGCAGTGGAGAAGCTCGAGAAGTACAGCGCGGCAGGTGAACAGGAAGCCCAGCTCTGGAAGGCCTGGGCTCAGCGAATCGCAGAGATCGCGTCGGACGGCAAGACCCCCACTGACTCCGATCTAGGCACTGGTCGCCCAAAGACCTTGGAGGAGAAGGCAGGCCACGCGTATACCCTGCGCGACCGGAGGAACAAAGCCGGTCGGACTCCCGACGTCACGACGGTACCGGGTAAGCTGCAGCGGTTCAAGAACCTGCTGGAGATGTCAGAGAGCACCGAGATCTCCACCAACGAACTGAAGACCCACGGCTTCGTGAACTTCGAATCCCTGTTCAATCCAGCGAACTACCGCTAACAATATCGCCCTGGAGCTTAGGTTCCAGGGCGATTTTGCATTTGCAGAATTGTAGGGTAGACTGATCTTGTTGGGCAGGGAGCTCGA